AGTTTTCTAAAATGTAGTTATTATACGCTACTTTAATATCCCAAATAATCGTAGATGTTAGATCTAGTTCAAAACCTTCAGGTATCTGAATAGAGAATACATTAGGACTTAGATAGTTAGGGTAATATCTAGTTTGAATAGGAGTTGCAGTACTATTTAACTGTTGATAGTAACTTAGAATATCTTGGTTACTAATAGCGGTAGACGTACCTTCTAATTCAATAGGTGTTATACTTTCAGAATTAACTGTTTTAATAACATAATGAAAATCATTTACTAAACTAGTTCTATTCGTAATCGTTACAGTAAACTTTTCACCAACAACGTATACAGTGTCTTGGAATGTTATTTTATAATTTTCAAATACTACATTTCTACTATCTCTTAAATCAATTAGATACTCAGTAGTATTAATTAAGAATTTAACTAGATTCTTACCATTAATTAAACTAGAAGTAGTTAAGACTTCTATATTCAATGCGTAAGATGTAGATGAGGAACTAGTAGACTCTACTTCTATACTAGAGGTGGACTTAGATACGTCTTTAGTTATATCAATAAAGTGTTCAGATAAATCCTTAGAAACAAATATGCAATACTTGGATTCTAAATGCAATGGCTTTACTGGTGTACAAGTTATTCTATAACCGTTGTCATAATTCTCTACTGCGTAAGATAATTCAACAGTATCAAAAGTCTCTTTAATATAACCTAAAGTATAGGAGTAGGGTTCTGCTAGATTGATTAAATCGTTTTCAGTTTGTAATCTAAATAATATAATATTACTATCTAATATAGTAGACTCTATTAATTCATCACTATATAGATATAAGCTTTGTTTTATAGGAAATGAACTTAATTCAGCTTCCTGATTGAGTATTTTAATAATCATATCATTCCCTAATTAACAAATTATTTTGCAACTGTCTTTTTTACTGTAGTTGTTCTTTTAGCTACAGGTTTAACTTTTACTGTAGATTCTTCTTTTACTTCTTCAGTAACTTCTACTTCTTTTTCAATTTCTACTTCAACATTACTTTCTTCTTTTTCAGAAGTCTTTTCTTCTTGAACTTCTTCAATAGCTTCTACAACCACTTCAGCTTCTTTTACTTCTTCGGTTACTTTTTCTACTTCTGTAGTTTCTTTTTTAGATTTACGTTTATCATTAATTTCTTTAAACTTAGAAAGTAAAACATCTTCACCTTCTACTGCTTTAATAACATTAGTTTTAATCGCACGAACTAATCCAACAACTTCATCTGAACTTAATGATTCAAAAGAAATACTAGCTGGGTTACTAACTGTGTTCTTAATAGACAACGCTACCTTACCACAAAAATAATAACTATTCGTCATGACGAGTGCTAATTTTAAAGTCATTTATTATACCTCTTATTGATTAGAATAAAGGTGTAGCACATAAGCACTACACCTTTGTATTGTATCCTATTAAGGAGTTAAATCGTTAATAACAACTTGAGGATCGTTATAGATTTCGTTAGGAACAAGTGGAATATTCTTAGCTACTGCGATACCACGACCTTCGTCAATTACATCTACAGAGTAAGCTTCTTTAATACGTACAACTTGAATCTCACGAGACATTTCTTCCCAAGCGTTAACTGTAAGAGGAACTTGCTCATTTAAGATAGCAGAAGCACTAGTATCAATTAAGATTAAACTAGTAGTTTTAGTAGTTGGATCATAAGGAACCATTGGAGATACAATCACTGTCATACCAGATAAAGGATGGAATGAAGGTAACTCTGGACTAGCAGTAGATAACAAATTAACATCACGATCAGATAATGTTTGCGAGTTACCGTTAGCAGCACGTTGTTGTTTTCTCCAAGTATCTACTGTGCCATTTTTATAAGCATTAGGAGAAGTACGACTTGAATTCAAGAACGCTTCTGGATTACCATTAACCAAACCAATATGACGCAAGATTGGGTCTTTTTGGAAGATAGGTAAACACAATGGATGTACTAACAATACGTTAGGATTATAACCATTAGAGATCATAATAGATACCATATCTACATAATCTTCATAAGTTAATGAACCATTTTTATTACCATAACGGTCACGACCTGTACCACGTCCTTTTACAGAAACAGCAGGATCAGTACCAGCACCACCATTCATTGGATCGTTGTTATCAAATACAACGACACCAGCTTGTTCAAAAGTAGAGAAAATCAAAGCTTCTTTAGCACGTTGTAATGCTAAGCCAGCTTGAGTAATGTGAGCACGAATAAGGTCCCAACGAGAATACTTAATATTCTCAGCAGTAATCTTAACAGTAAGACCACGTTGCATGAATTGAGCACGAATAGTACTTGACTTACCAGCAGCAAGTGTAAATTCTGGATATTCACCAGACTCACCACGTTCTACATTAGGAACGTTACCTGCACCAAACCATTTAAAAGTAGTTGATTCGCCGATAATGTCATCGTGACGAATAGTTTGAACTAAGCGTTGACCGATAGCTTGAAGTTCGATTAATTCTTGAACAACTTCAGTGTAAATTTGACCTAATAGTTGTCCCGAATCGGGAGAAGCTAACGCATCAGCAATCTCAAATTTTACACCATCAGAAGTGTAACCATTATTAGTAATGATTTCATATAAATCTTGTTTAGTCATAGACATTTATAGTATCCTTTTTTATTTCTATTTTCTATATTACTGTATATTAGCGTGTTTGAATGCCAAACTCAGCAACAGCATAACCATTACTAAATTCAAGGAAAGTGCCGATACCTTGGTTATCTGAACCAGGAACTCTATTTAAAACACTAGCAGTAGCAGCGTTAGGTGTTACAACACGATCCAACCAGTTATGATTACCAGTTACTGCATCAGTAGCAGGATCTTTGTAAACACGTAAACCAGTTACTTGACCAACAATAGCTTCTTGATCAGCAGTACCATAGCCATGTAAATCGCTACAAGGAACGAAATTAGATTCACGGTCATAAGTAATGAATGTACCAAAAGTAATTGCAGTTTTAGCAGCAACAACAGCAGCGATACCAGCTAAAGGAGCAGTACGAATAGTAGCTACATCTTTAACAACAGGGTATTGCATATGGTAATCAGATAAGAATGCGATTACAGGTTGAACATTCATATTGATATCACGTAATGCAGTAGGAGTTAAATTATCACCACCAGCATGACGGAAAATATCATATTGACCTACGCCAACAAAATATGAAATAGGGTTGTCTAAAGTAGTACCAGTAAAGAATGATTTAACAACTGGCTCATTAGCAGTTACGATAACACCTTTAAAATTACGAACACCTTTAGCTACATCAGAAGTTGAGTAACGAACAAGTGCTTGAGCATCAGCAGCAGCAACAGAAGTAGCTAGTGCAGTAGCATATGCAGCAGCTTCGTAACGAAGACCAGCTGGAACGATCTGACCTTTAGAGTCCATCGCTAATACTTTACCACTAGCAATAACGACATCTACATGTTTTTCTTCGTTAAAACGTAAAGTTGGTAAATATGGTGCTACAATAAAACGACCAGCAGGTGATACACCTTCAGATAGAGTGTTTGTAGGAATGTATGTTTGAACAGGAATACTAAAACCTGTATTAGAGGTACGGTCTAAACCAAAAGAATTATAAGACGGCATTTATTTTGTTCTCCAAATAATTATAGTTTGTTTTGTTGTTTTAAAACAGGTTGTAATTTCTTAGCTATATGAGAGCCATGATTGAAAAATACTTCTTTATACAATTTAGTGAAAGAAGTTTTCGTTAATTTCTCTTCAGGTAATTTACTTACAATATCAGACAAGATTTTATCTTCATCTGTGATTTCTAGTACTGTAGGATCTTCTTCGCTCATTTCACTTGAAGCAATAGTAACATCTACCTGAGAATTAATCTCTGTTTGTGAATCTGCTACAGCTAATACTGAAGTATCTGCAACGATAACAGGTGTTTCTTGAATCACACTAGATTTAATATCTAAAAATAAATGATCTTCGAGGGTTCTTTTTAAATCTTGAATATTTCTGTTCTTAAGAACTGAGATATAGTCATGATCTTTTGGAATATTTTTTAACAAGATAATTTGATTAACTAGTGAATCTTTTAATTCATCAGATAATTGATCTTTAAAAACTTCTGCTGAGTTTAAATCAGCCTTAAAAGCTTCAATACGATCTTCTAAAATTTTATTAGCTTTTCCATTAGCTTCTTTAGTAAAGATTTCTGTAAGTTTTTCAACGATACCAGTGAATTTTTCATCAATGGCTGAAGCAACACTATCAGCAATAGCAAAAGCAAGTTTATCTGCATCAGTTACTTCTAAAGTTGATTTAACAACTTCTTCAACTACTGGTTCATCTACAACTACTGCTGGAACTTCTTTTACTTCTACTTCTCTTACAAGAGATAAGATTTCTTCTTCAGACTTACCTTCAAATAAGGTTAAGTAGGCTGTACCAAGAGTGGATACAATAACTTCTTTATCTTCAGAATCTTCTAATTGTTCTATTAATTTCTGTGCTACATAAATTGTTAGTGGTGTGTTAAAAGGTAATACTCTATCAGCGGGTGATAAAAATTCACTATTCTTAGCTGCTGAAATATCAACTTTATACTGTTCAATGAATTCTGATAATTCTAAACTAGTTAATACTTCTTCTAAGTTACCTAATAACTTTTCTCTTAGTTCAACAAGAGTAAGTTTCATTGGTTGTCCTTCTGTAATTATTTCTAATTTACCATATAGTTGAGAGTCTTGTATAATTAAAGTACCTGTCTCCCAATTAGCTGGAATTGTTTCAAAACTAATGTGATCTAATTCAAGATTATCTGCTACGATTCCGATACAAGTTTCATTGTTATATCTTGCACCAAGCTTATGATCACATTCTGCTATCATTCCTGAGCAAATACTACAATAAGCATCAGAAGAATCTCCAGCTATTGAAACAGTACCTACATCATGGTTTTTTAAATCTTTAATTTTCTTCGCATCATGTAAACTAGCTTTAGCTGTTAATACTCCAAATCCTTTAGACTGTTTAAAGTCATTAGATTTAAGATAAGATTTAACAGCTTTAACTAAGTCTTCAGGAGTAGTAGCTTCGTTTATTTTCTTGAAATGTGTTGATCCATTGCTCGTATCAGTGTACGATGAATCATATATATAACCTAAAGTCTTACTATAATGTTTTTTCTGTAAAGGCTTATAAAAATCCTTTAAAGAAGCTGCACCTTTAATTAAAGACTTAGGAGTATAAAATAAAAAGTTACCATTTATAGTACCAGCATGTGCTGCCTCTATTTGAACGTTAACTTTCTGTTTGAGTTTTAGAGAATCTTCAATTAAGAACTTATTTTCTATTCGAATTGTTTCTTCATTACTGATTTTCATTAATATTTCCTTCATCAGTTTTCGAGGTTGTACCACAACATTTTTTATTTGTCAAGTTTCAAACCCCTTGCGTACCTAATAGTGTAAAAATAGATGACTCAACATATTGATTTACATAATCTAATCCATGAGAGATAAATATACTGTCTAATCTATCAAAGACTTTTTGAATCAT